TTATTTACACGCCTCATTTGCCGCCAATAACTCACGCTCATAACCGATACGCTGATGGCGCTCAGCGCGCAATGCTCGCATCTGCGTGTCGATTGGAGAACCGATCGGCAACTGGTCAACAGCGAACGCCGGGCGCGCAACGTCGACGGTTTTGCACGGTACCGCAACCGGGACTTTCACTTCTACATAAGACGGTACCGGCGGCGCGGTGGTGCAACCGGCCAGTGCCATCGAAGCGATAACGATCAGCTTTTTCATTGCCCTCGCTCCCGGCGCAACTCGTCATCAAAAGCAGAGGATGCCGCCGCACATGCTTCGCCAGTAGTGCGCTCGGACAAAACGGCATTAGCCTTTCCGTAATCGCCCTGTGCCTCGCGGCGCGCCTTTTCCTGATCGGCCTTAGCCTTGGCTTCTCGTTCTGCATCCGCACGCCGTAACGCCTCAATGCCAGCGTTCTGGCTGTTAATCGTCGCCACCTGCTGCCGGCTTGTGTCCCTACACTGCGTCAGCGCCTCGTTGAGCCGGTCAATTGTTGGCTGGTAATGCCGACCGGCCAGCCTAGCACCGGCCCCGACAACGGCAGCCAGCGCCAACAGGATTACCACTCCATAGGCAATCATTTTGCCAGGCATAGAGCACGCTCCTTATCACGGCGGATTACCAAACCGTTAAGCTTCACGCCGCTGGCGTATACCCAACGAGGGAACTGTTCGCATGCACCGGCAGTATTCCCCTGCCGGAACAACTGGAACATGGTCGATTTCTGCATGGCCGGGCAGCCCACGTTAAACGTGATGCTAACAGCCGCATCGAAAGCGCCCTGCCGCAGCTTATCGCCTGCTGCATTGCGCACAACACATTGCTCAGCAGTGATGATGTTCTTTTTCCAATCCGCGGCGATCTGCTGATCAGTTTTGCGCACGCCCGGATTAACGCCGTGTGTATTGCCAACGCCATCAGTCCACACATCAGCCGGGCATTTGTACGGGTCCCGGCGGCAGCCTTCCGCATTACCGATAAGCTCAAGACCGGCCTTGCTGGTTTTTACCTCTCCGCTTGAAAGAACCAGACCAATGATCACCATGACAGAACAGACAGCACCTGCGGCACCTGTCTTTTTTGATATGCTCATGCTTCACTCTCCCCACCAGGCAACGGCGTGTACTGATCCGCCTCATCAATAGACGATCCGGCCCTCCCACTTCGCTTCCCCAGATATTCGGCATAGAGCACCGTGCGCCGCTCTTCCTGCTTGCGTTTTGCTCGGGCATCAATGCGCCCAAGCACAAAAGAAAGAACGGATACCAACACACCTATCGCACCGAACGCGATGAAAATTAAATCCTGTGTAGTGATCCCTGCCGCTGACGCGATAGCCGCAAGCCAGGCGAAAAACTGCGTCACAATATTTGCCGATTGTTGATCGTTCATTCTCATATCCCACCCCGCTGGCGCGGTTTAATTAACCCGTAGCACCATCATCAACGCTGGCCTGCGCATGCATTGCGGCATTTTTAAGCGACTCATTAACGATCTGCGCAGCATTCATTTCGTCAAACCGCTCATCATCCATCCCATAGCTAGCCAGCTCTTGCCCCTGCTCTCCGTATACCATTACTGTTGTTTTCATACCCACTCCTATGCAGACTTAAGCCACCACGCCGGTAGCTTCACGTGTATTACTCCGACAAACCCAGATACTCGGAGCCCTGGGTAGCAGTAATCCGCCTTGCGATCTGACTTACATGAAAGCGGCGGTGTAGAAATAAATTGAAAAGTCCCAGGGTTTGGCATTCCTGGGGCATTGAAATACGGAAGCATGTTAATGCTGGTGTCGGCACTAATATTTATCAGGTTCTCAACTAATGCAGTTCCCGATGCATTTAGAGAGCGCTGAGCCATGTTTCGCAAAATACCAGAAACATTGAGAGCACCCGTTATCCCTCCTGGTCTAACAGAGCACATCGCATAAAACGTGTCTCTCCGCGTGATCGACTGAGGGCCGTTAAAATTAATATCAATCTCAGTAGCGGTATTGGCGGTTGATATTTCCAGCGAGATTTCACCATTGGAGTCAACATCCATATATTTTACAGTTGCGGCGCCATTCCTAATTATGAATGTAAGCCCGACGCTGTTATCACCCGTGGCCGTAATGTCAGTTCCTGATGCGCCTAGCAATATCCAATTATTTATCGCAGCGCTATACGTTGTCAGATACTCCGGCTTATCAGTATGCGACCGGGTTTTTAGCCTTACGTTGTTTGTTGAATTACCGTCGCCACTTGACACCAGCGCACCGTAATAAGCATTGTTTGTTTTTTCAAATATTAAATGATGATCGGTCATGTTCACGTAAACAGGTGAGTCAGCACTGAATATCTGGCGCAATGCGTTGTAACCCGGCACATTCTTGCGGGGTAAAATTGTTGTTCCATTGAACAAAACTCTGTTTGGGCCAGCCCCTGCAATCTGTGCATCTTGACGTACAAGTGCACCGCCAAATGCTTCTATGTGACCGCCGATAAACGTCAAATCTGAGTATGCTCCCGACGGCTTAAACGCCAAGATGTGATCAGGAGTAAAATCAAAGCTGCAACTAACGAAATCAAAAGACATGCCACTGGCGTTGTGGTTTATCGCGTTGTTGGAACTGTCCCCGAATACACATCTTATAAACGCAGATTTCTCTCCGCTATTGCGTGCTGTTGTGTCATCAACAAGAAGGCCATGTCGGTTGCGTTCAAATCGGCTGTCATAGATGGTACAAAGGTATGTATCTACCGACCGCCAACGCGTGCCAGAAATAAACCCAGTAACAAAGATGTTACGCACTTTAGCTTCGCGGAAGTTTGGGTATCCGGTTACAGTATTCCCGAGTTGAACTCCAGCCTGATTGCTTGAGGCAAAACCAATTCCGATGATACTTATCATCCCGCCGCTGCCGTCTAAGAAGTAAGCTCCGGAAGATACGTTGAATGAAACATCATTATTTTTCAGTCCGTCCCATACGTTGGTTACGTTAAAACCAATAATATCGCCACCTGCAAAACTAAAAGTAACGTTTCCACGGCTTTTAATGGTGATGAACGGTGCATGCTTTATTGTTTCTCGCATTGTGTACCTGCCCTTTTTAATAACAATCATTGGCAGGTCTGCAAAACTGCTTGTGTTAACAGCAATCGATACAATCAGATTAATAATTTTCTGCAGCGCAGATGATGCGTTGCTAGATGATGGGCTATAGCCAGCCCATTCGAGCGGAATCTCTCCCGTATTCGGACGCTTCCATCGCGAGCCATTAGGTGTGACAAACGTCATTACACCGTCGTCAGGTGTGGTGGTGTCGTTCGGATCGTAATAGATATCACTGCCGCCGCCAGCGTAACCAACGCCATAACGGACGAGATCAATACGTTGGTTAGCTACGGATGGTTCAATCGTGCGTAGCGTGGCCACGTCAGGACAGCGGCCGATATATTTGGTACCGTCTGGTTGTGCAAGTTCTATCATTACTTCTGTCGCGGTACCGCTTCCAGGCAGAACCGCGATCGGATTACCGGCGTTGTCAAACGCCTGGACTTTATTACGCCGATAAGCCACAGGCCCAATGGGTGCTACATACCCTTCAGGAACGCGGAGGGTTTTTGCGAGATTAGCGGCACCAGCCTGATCAACATACTTTTTGCTGGCCGCGTCATTGGGATTAATTGGATCGCCCAAATTCTCGATGCGGTACCCTTTTGCATTAAATGGCCCTCCCAGCAGCGGGCGTGTCAGCGCCAAACCCAGATAAATGAATGCCTGCTGAATCGCCATCCAAAGACGGTCGAAATCCTTGTTAACCGTATCAGCCAACAGATCACCGTTGTCCTGATAGTCAGTCAGGCGGTAAGTTGGGATCACGCGTTCAAGCATGACAGTAACGCCATTGGCTGGTGGTGTCAGGAAGGTTATATCCCCGCCGTCAATATTGCCCACACCAGAAATCGTGTATCCCGATGTGATGACGGTACCGTTAATTGATACCGCGATATCACCAGCATTCAGCAGATAAAATTCGTAGGGGAAAACGGTTGTCAGGCCGTTGGCGGTGTAAATGTTGTATGGGGTCTGGTTGGGTACCGACATAAGGCAGCCTCGGTTTTAATAATCCACTGCGACCTCATGATCGCCATCGTATGGCTGCCAATCTTCCCGCCCCTGTGCGGTCGGTTTCCCGACCAATTTGCCGATGCGTACCGGTGTTTCGCCTATAGCCCCTGCCCCCGAGTCTATGAAATCATCCGGTTGGTTGGTCAGTGCCGGGTTAAAATCACGCATCTGGTCATAGGCTGGCCCGTCGAGAACGTCGCTATGTGCCCACAGGAAACGCGATGACAGCGGCGCTTCGAAAGCATCGAGGATGCGCTTTTGCTTATTAGTGACGGTGAACTCTTCGCGCACTCCGCATCCGGTACCTTTTAGCGCCTGACGCAGCAATTTACCGGCGAAACTGCCCGGTCCGTTCACCTCGACAACGACCTGCGGGATCTGGAACTTCACCACCAGCTCGCGGATCTGCACCACCTGACCACCTATGATTTTGTCTTTATCGTCAAAATCAGCCAGGTCGCCGGTCAGCTCCTGGCATATGTGCCAATAGAGATGTCCGCGTGAATCGGTGAGCATCAACGAAAACGCGCTAGCATCGGCCTTTGCTTTGCCTGTGGCCACATCCCACCAAGCGACAGCGCCGACGATCTGCTGACTGCCCAACCACATTGAGGCGGTGCGGTTGGCATAGCGGATTTCCGGGTGCACGTTGTATTCGCGCATACGGTCAGGGTCGAGCCGCGATTCACCGATTGGTTTACTGTGCAGCTGGTACTGGCTATCCCATTCGTTGATTGTGCGCGTTTCCTGCCGGCGCTTTTCCATCTCTGCTGGCGTGAATCGTTCAGCCCAAGCGCATTCTGCATAACAGTCAATGGTTGTACCTGGCGGCTCAGCAAACGCTATGCCTCCCTCCGTTAGTTGATAATCAATCCCCTCAGCGAGAAGACGTGCACCAATGTGGATACCAACAAAAACGTATTCTGGCCGGAACGGTAGCGAGTAACGGCGCACCGTGGCCTTCTTCTCCTCGATGCGGAATTCTTTCTCAAACAGTTTGATGGTGAGACAGTCTGCGCCCATGGCTTCAACCTCGTCGTAAAGGCTGTCGTGGGTATGCGGGGTACCGATGAAGAGTTTCCGGCCACCCGGCACAAGGATGTGGGTTTGCTCGCCGAGACGGTAACGCAGCTTTTCGCGCGCCTCCGGCGTTTGAATGTTTCGCGGGACTTCGACGTCATCGTTTTGGCATTCGTCGGCGCGGGCTGATGTTACGTTAGAAAGGATGCCTTTCGCGTACATACTGCCATTACGCATATCCAGTGAGCCGTTAACCCACCACTGCTCTACGGTACCCTGTCCATCCGGTAACATGCCTTTGGTCAGCGGATGATTGCGGAGTACGTTCTGCGTGTCGCGGCTGGTTTTGTATGCGGTGCCATCGGCTTCGGATTGGTGGAGGATTCGATACTGCCGATCCCGATAATACCGCCAGGCGTTATACACCGCCAGAATGGTGGATTTCCCGAAACCACGGAAACAGCGAAGCACCGCAAGATCCCCACGGTGCTCTAGCCAATGGCAGGCGCGATAATGGCAGTCTGGAACATCCCACCCCATCCGCTCCGCCCACATGATGAAGAAGGCGACGAATGAGATCATTTATTCCGCTGCTGTATCCGGTCGAGAACTTCCTGCGCCGCCCGTTCAGCGGCGGATACCTGCTGACCAAGGCGAAACGCTTCATCGTCCGGCTCTTCGCCCGGCTTCTGAATACCGCCACGCGTGTGCATGCCGATTAGGGAATGCACTTTTACCAGCAGCGTGAGAGACGCCGCCGCGTTCTTCTTGCACCAGTAGCGGTCACCTCGTTCTTGCTTGGTATGTTTGTTGACGGGTTTGTCCGCGCCTGGCCAGGTATCCGGATCAGCTTCCTCGAGCACGACGTCGGTTAACTTGTCGCTCAGCGCGGTAAGGCGGGTTCTGTAATCGTTGTGCATAAAAAAGCCCTATGGTTGACATAGGGCTATGATGTGGCGGGTGTGTGGTCGGTTTCCTGACTTTCGAACCATGCAACGATGAACGTCACGACCTGCTATCGGATCGACTTAGCAAGTCTAATTCTTCTTTTGTCGGCTCGACAAATCTCACTTTTTCAATCGGCACGATCTCGTAAGAACCGTTTCGGATAATTGTGACCGCTCTCGTCAGCCAGTCAATCCCGTAGACAAAGTGCCGACGATCAGAACTACGCGTCATGGCGACCAGCTTGGGGAATGGTGGCATAATGCCATATTGTTTCTTTGCCACGGTGATCACCTCCTTGCCGTGAGAAGCCCCGCTAGGACTTGATGGATTAATTCATGCCCGTTTTCTGTTGCTGAACCATTCGGCCAAACCTGCAATGCCACCCAGGGCGAAGGTCAAGATAAGCGCGCCGAAGAATAACCCACCAGCCTGCCACCATTCCCAATGCCACGCCTTCATTGCACCTGCCATACCGACCACTGTACCAAGGATGGGGATGTAGGCTATGATCGCCGCGATGATAAACGAGAAGAATCCGTTCAGCCCCCACCATGACTCAAGACCTGCCATTACAGCAGCCAGCTGAACAAAGCCAATACCCATGTATATGATAAAACCGATTGCTTGCATGTAGTCACCAATTTAAATTATAAAAGATCTATTGATTTATGTAAGTTATCAAGTGCAGTAGCTGATTTTTCATTTAACTTATTGTCATAAAAATTAGCACTGAATTTCACAAGTCTATTCTTGTGAAAAGCTACCAACGTTGTTTCTCTTCCAATGTTTCCATCTGGCATTTTAATAGATGCGGAATATCTTAATGCCTTTAGTGTCCCTATGTGATCTTCGTCTACTCGTATAATTTTAATTTCGAAACCAGACGAAGGCATAGAACTATCCATCATCATCTTTGCAAACCTTTCCTTTTTCTCTTTTGTTGAGAATGCGTTAAGGAAGTCACTATTTGACTTGAATGGAGAATCACCACCGGCCTGAGGGCCGTAAGAAATTTGGACTTGAACCATGTCAGGACAAGCTTCACAAATAAAAACATCTCCGGAAGGAGTTGATTTAGCTATCCACCCGGAACTGTCTATTGTGTAAAAACCTGCCTTGGTGAATGTATAACCACAAGCAGGCATTGCAATTAGCAATGCAAAAATTATCTTTCTCATTATTCACCTAACTATTTAAGTTGTTCTTCCACCCGATTTAACAGCGGGGAGATATAAAACAGGTTCTGATATGGTAGCAACTTACGCACCGCATGTGTCTGCTTGTCGTCAAATTCTCCGTTAAGCACACCATTGGCGATCACCGCCCCATCACCGGCCATGTCAAATGTTGGCCCCATCAGTGCGCCGATGGCGTTACGGCGTTGGAAGCGGGACACCGGAGGCGCGCCAAACATAGCACCAAGGCCGAACCGTCCGCCGCTAATATTCTCCACGGCATTCAGTGGCTCTGACAGCCAGCCAATCATACCGGCGCGGTCTATGCCCTCTTTCACCAGGTTGTTAGGGTTGTAATCGATATCCCGCCCGCTTAGCTTTTGCTTCATAACGTAGACCATAGCGCCCAGCGCTATCGTGCCCATGGCTCCAAGATAGAACGATGCATCACCCTGCTGAATGCCGGAGACGATCACCCGGTTATGCTGCGCAAAAATAAAGGTCTTGAACTGCAGGATCATCTTGCCGACTTCATTACTCATCATCAGCGGGGTATCGCCTACACCTGGTGTCACTACGGTTGAGTCAACGTCTTTCAGCACTGCTGACTGGAAAGCCTCACGCACCGCACGGTCGTCCCACAGGTGGCTGTGGCCAGTCAAAAGCCCATCCATATCTTCGCCATGCTTGGAAAACTGATCGCTGATGCGTCGCAGCATGCTCTGATCGATACCGATTTGCGCCAGCTTTCTGATCTCCTTCTGTGGCACTTCTTTCCCGGAGGCCAACAGCCTCGCGTTATCCAGGATGCGTGACTGCACAATCAGCCCTGACCAAGACTTAAGCGCGCTGTTCCACTGGTTCATCAGCGTCCAGTTACCAAACTTTTGCGTCCCCCAGTTAAGTCCGCGCTCAAAAGCTGAACGGCGGCTATATGGATCAGTGAGGTCGGCGATAGCCTTTGTTCTGGTAGACAGCACGTAATCAAGGCCAACCGCCATTTCTCGCAAGTCTTTTGTGGCCACTTTCACCGCTGACATGTTGCGGAGCATGACGCCCATCGGACGTAATGATTTGCTTATACCGTGCTGCATAACCGGTCTCATCAGATCAGTGGCTGCGGATATTGTCATACCACCAAGCAGGCGTAGGAAGTTGATATTTCGCGCTACACGTCCAGCACGGACAAAGAAACTGCGCGGGTCTTTAGGTGCTCCATACGTACCGATCAGCCTATCTCGCATTGCCTCTATGTCTCGCAGATCAGCATCACGCTGCTTTTCCAGCCTTCCTCGTTCTTTCGGTGTCTTGGCATCCTTGATTAATTGGGTGTACTCCTCTGAAACCTGGCGGATCTGCTCGCCCATATCCTTACTGCCGAATTGGGCGGTTAGCTCGATTTCAGGCCCAACCTGGCGTAGATAGCTCTCCATGACGTGGTTGATATCAGACTCCAAAAAGTCTTCAATCCGTTCGTCTGGGATAAGCAGGCTGCGGCTCTTCGTGAAGCCGGCTCGGCCGATAATCTTTTCAGGCAAAAGCTGAGCCGGTACCAGGCCGGAAGGTGCGCCAATTATCTTATTGACGATCTCATCAGCGGCGTCTTCTGCTTCCTCTCTGGAAAGCGGCTCCATAGCTTTCAGGGCGCGCTCACGGCTTGCGTTAAGCCTGGTTGTTGAGTTGGCCTTCTTCTGCAGCTTGCGCAGCTCTGAGCGATGCTTGCGCGGGTTGTCCAGTAAATCCAGGTGACGTTGCAGAGTTGGAAGCTCCTCCTTCGCTCTGGCGACGTCATCCAGTTTGGTTCGCAGGTCCGAAACCTCTTTGTTAATCCTGGTGATCAGCTTCTGATTTTTGGCTGTGGTCAGTTGCGCCTGTTGCTTTTCCAGCCTGGCTGTTAAGTCCTGCTCTTGGCCGATCAGTTTCGTCCTGTTGCCAACCTCGTCCATGAGTTCAGTTTTACGTCCAGACCATGACTCTGCTGCCGAAATCTCGTCCGCAAGTGTCTGTGCACGCGGCTGCGCCTCTGCTGCTGCAGCAAGACCGGAGTCAATTTTTTCTATCCGCGTACCGGCAGCATCGGCACCTTTGCTGCTGATGCCCTGGATCCAATTAGCAATGCGACCACGGAACTCTGTGCGGTCAGACAAAATTTTATCGAATTTGTAAATGCGTGGCAGGTAGCTTTGCGCCGTAGAAACGTCAACGTCTTCCGGCAAAATGCCGAGTTCCTGCATGCGGACCTTTGTCGCCTCGAACATCGGGCGGATCTGTGCTGCTGCCTGGGCCACTTCTGGAATGTCGCTCTGATCGCCACGGCGCATCGCCATACCAACAGCCTCATTGAAATCAACAAAGTTCATGCGCGTGCCGCCGGTCGACCGGATATTCTTGCTATACGCTTGGTAGGCGTCCTTCGTGGATTCCATCTGTTTGTAGAGCATCGCGTCGTATTGCTTGATCTTGGTTTCCGCCGCGGTAAATGTGGCCAGCCCTTCGTCGTTTTTGGAAAAGTAATAGTTGTTCTCTGCCAGCTGCTGGTTAATGGCTCGAGACGCGCGCGATGGTGACTGCGCCAGTCGGCCGCCGGGGTTAACACTCAAAGTTTTGTTGATTAGCCCAACACCTGCCAGTTGTTCCTGATCCAGCGTTGTGTTGAAAACCTGCGCTGCGCCGATGCTTTGTGGCGAGTCATTGCCTCGCAGATTACTGGCCACCGCTCCAGATACTGCGGCTCGCTGTCCGGCACCGACCAGTAGTTGGGCACCAGCTCCGAGGATACCGCCTACCATTGCATCAATAGCCACGTTTACCGCGCTTTCTCCCAGTGTGCGGGTTTCCTGGGTGGTGCTCAGGGCTGCCTCTGACGCTACGCCGCCAACAGCATTGGCCAGTGCAAATCTTCTAGCGGTCACTGCGACTTCACCGCCGCGAACTACGGCACCTGCCGGGACAAACATCGCGGCCAGGTTAACAGGATCAATTAATCCCATACCGATACTAGACACCGTGCCAGACCAACCCAGATCAGACTGGTATTGTCGGTCAGTTTTTTGCTGATCAATTCTCTGCTGGATAGCCCGGGTCTCTTCAGGTGAACCTGCATCAATAAATGAATCAGCGTAGTCCTCATATCCTTTCAGTTCAGCAGCATCATTGTCGAAAGGGTTATACCCCTCAACCTTATCAAACTGGCTAAATGGCGCCGTGGCAATGAAACTACCCAAGGAGTTATCCAGACGGAAGGCGGCCTGCCGTGACCGCTGAATTTGCTGGTCATCAGTAAATGGGTTCAATGCAGACAGTACAGAAGGTGTCTCCATGTATGCCGAACTATCATCAGGCTGCAGAATAGTCTGGACATCAGCAGAAAGCAGATCGTCAGGTTTCATCTCATACGTTGGCATTATTGGCCTCCAGCTGTGATATTACTCGGCAGTTGGTTAGCAATGCCGGTACCAAATGGTTTGGTTAAATCAGGCGGCGTATAGCCATGCTGATTAGTGAATGCTGGCTGCTGCTCTTCCTGCCTCGCCGCGCGAGCCGCGTCTACCCGTTGCTGCTGTTGCCCCATCGTTGCTTTGTACATCGGAGAGCTTTGTTGCTCAGGCCTGAACCGCAGCGGCATCCCGTTCTTACCAACATAAGGCGTAGGAACTGCCGTGCCATCAGGATGCTTTTGTATAACCATAATGGCGTAGTCTTGATCGCGTGGCGTTAACATATCCGGTACTAGCACTAAATCCGTGTCGTCGCGCGCACCGCCAAATGCAGCCCCTTTCAACGCCCGCTTCTCTTCTTCCCATTGACCTTGTATCCAATTTCCAGACCCGTTTGTAACGCCATACACGGCTTCAGGCGCATATTTCATCACCTCTTCTTTCCCGTTTATGGTCGATACCGCCCACACCTTTTTGATCATCGCATTGGTCATGGCCTTGGCCTGATCTGCGTCGCCACCAGTCTGGGCAAAGTTTGCGTCGTAAATGGTTTGGTAATCGCGCTGATATAACTGGTTGGATTTCCCGGCGCTGGTTACGTTTGGCGAACCGAAATTAGTCAAGGATGGAGAAAGACTATTGATATTGTCCTGTGCGGCAGTGGCTCGCCCCTTGATATAGTCTTTATCCCGAAGTTGCTGGCTTACCATTTGTTTTAAACGGTCGTCCTGCTGATAGACTTGGTTGTAGGCCATCTCGACGGATTTTTCTGCAGGAACGCCGGCGCGATCGTAGGCGTAAACTTTCGAGTAGAACGCCATGGCCCCTTTATCTACACCAGTGGCTGCCGCCGGGTTGTTGTCAAAGATCTGCCCGTACATCTTGGCCATTGGAACAACGACGGCAGGATCGCGAGATGTTGCCCCGGCCGTGAGCATCGTCTTGATCTGCGTGGGCAGCATGCCGGATTTTGTGGTTATCTCAGCGACCTGGTTCAAACTGTCGGCGTTGTTGATATTGAATCCAGGAGCTACCTGTCGATCAAAATAATGGTCAGCGGCAGACTGGTTGTTTTTATCATTTGGATCCAACGGGAAGTTGTTCTGCAGAGATGACTCAAACCGATTACTGCCCTGATTTTTTTCCCATTCAGTATCGAGCTGCTTAAACTTGGCCTGCATCTTGTCCCAGCGCTGTTGATTGGCTGCGAAGTTAGGCGTATTAGGGTCTGATGGGCGTAGGCGTTCCAGTAAATCCTGGCGGCCAGCTGGCGACATTTCTTTGGCTGCTGCGATCGTGCCGCCATATTTTTGCTGTTGCTGCAGATCTTGCCATTGTTGCATGCCTTTAACGGGACCATACGCCCGCAGTAAATCACTCTGAGATGGAGCGCCCTGAGGTTGCAAGCCCTCATCATAGGCCGCATAGGCATCCTTCATTGAAGTGCCGAGCTGTTGCGCATAAACCGCGCGTTGCTGGTTAATCTGCGCCATTGCCTGACTACGCAAACGCTCCAACTGAACGGGGTCAACCTGAGTCACTGCTGTTGCGGTGCCTGCAGCCCGAAGCGGTGCGCCTTCCGGACGAGGTAACTCCGCCAACCCAAGAGCTGACATTGCGCCAGTAGAAATCTGCTCCTGCGAATAAGGATTGCTGCCGTTCTCATGTTGAGTAATGCTTGCGCACAAAGCCGTCAGCGTGTTGATATCGGTAAGATCGAGCGATTTATCAGCGGGAACACCGAGAGCTTTGGATACCGCAGCGGTATAGGCTGCAGTGTCGTTCTCATTTGGTGGTGCCCAACGGCCGATAATCTGCTCTACCGTGGTATAGCCGCGCTTGTTGTATGCCAGCAGGTTTTTACAAAGCGCACGCAGACCATGCTCAGGCGTGGCGAAAGATGCGAAACGGCCATCGCCTTTAACTTCCCCATCCCATGTATTGTCTGTCTTAACCAAATTTCCAGGGTTGTTATTACGTAGGCCCACCGGGTCGGCTGCATCGCCGCCGCTATAGCGCACTGCACCACCAGCAGCATCAGGCTCACCCGCAATACGCACAAACTCATCCGGGTTCGAAACCCTTAAATTATCCAAAGTTTTGTAGGCGGTTGTTTTTATGTAATTATTTTGCTGCTCCGTTATCTGCTCAGGTGTCCAGCCATGAGCCTTGCCGTACTCAACAATCTGTTGCCTAGCGCTGCCCACCTCAAGCTGATAGCTAACGTTGTCACCCCAATAACCCTGCGCCCGGGTGGAGCTGTTCGCTATGGTCGATTCGAAATTACCCTGCTCCACCTGGCGGCGCTGGCCCAACTCATGGGTTAAACCGGTTCTCTCGAGCTGAATACGCTTAGCCATGGCCTGCTGTTGGAACTGTTGACGCATTTCAGGTGATAGGTCTGTCGCCAGCTTGTTCGCGAAATCCTCATACTGGCTGGTGTAATTTTTTGTCACACCTTCCGCATTAATTCCCTGTTGTGCCAGCAGCCCATGATCGGGATCGTTAACCAGGCCATTACTGAAATCATCGAGTTGAAGCGTTAGCGCCTGCAACTGACTCTGATTCTCCTGCGCAATACGCCGTTGCTGGTCTTCGACAACGCCAAGCCCAACAGTGGCCAGGTGCTGCAACGCATTGGCTTGGGCGCCCACGTTGCCTAAGTTCACGCGTGTCGGTTGAGCATCTGGGGTCAGATTGCCAAAATTCCCCATATCAATTTTCATCAACGGATCCCCATATTTGAAAACATATTGCTGGATGAGCCGCCGCCTGTTGTGCTGCCAGTAGTGCCCGGGTTAGACCGCTTCCAACCGTTGTACATTGAGCTACCGCCTTGCAGTACGGTACCGGCACTATTCACATTGGCGGCTTGGCGTGCATTGTTACCACTGATGCGGTCGGCCTGTGCCTGGGCATTCAGCCGGTTGCCGGAGTTAACGCCGTTTAAAATGGTGGTATAGGCATCCTCTTCCGCGTTGCCAGTGATGCCGGATGTGATGCGCAGCGCTGTACCCTCGCCAGTTTCGACGCCAGAGGCAGCCAACGAGGCGTTTGCCTGTGATGACTGCTGTTTGCCCGCATCACGGATTTTTTGCGCTTGTACCTTCGCCGCTGAGCGTGCCGCCTGTGCGTCGGCGTCCGCCTGCTGCGCCTGATAATTTGCGGCTGCCTGCTCAGAGCGGGCCTGCTTTTGCTGACCAAGAACTGAAAGCGCAACCCCCGCCAATGCTACCCATGCCATCATTTACCCCCTGAAAAAATAATGCCGACATGCTTTAGGCCAAGGCGTTCGTACATCTTGCCTGTCCGCTCTTCTGTAATGCCGGTGGTGATGCCCATATCAATTTGGTCGGCCCCCTTTTCGGTTGCCCAATCCACATAGCTTTTCGCCAATCGGTAACCTGCCAACGTGCCGCGCTGCGCCGGTTCGACGTACAAACCAAACTCGTACGCAATGCGGGCATCTGCGAAATAGTGCTCGACCACCATCCCCGCAATGGCGCCGATCAACTGGCCATCTTTTTCTGCCACCACAACCAGGCCGTCGGGATTAGTGATCAGCTTTCCAATCAGGCCCGCGAATTTGGCTCCGTTATACGGCAGGGTCCGGTACCGCGATTCCATATGCATGGTTTCGGATAACCGGATAATTTCGGGAATATCGGATTGTTGCGCGCGTCGAATCATGGTCACCCCGCGTTGCTTGTGAATGTGATGATGATGGCCAGAAGATGAAACGGCAGCGGTTGACGCTGCTGAATGGTCAGTGTGTCCTCGCCGCGTTCCCAGCCCAATTTCCCCCAGTTGTGGTCACCGGTGAATAATGGCGCTGGCTGGTTGAGGATTTTCGGCCCGAAATTGCGGAATGGAATTACCTGGCCATTGCACTCTGCGCCGGTAGTTTCCAGAAAACGCAGCGTTACCTCACTGGTGCGCTTACGTGTGTTTTGCGTTGTTCCCTCCGATGTGCCGATCTCCGGCGTCAGCGTCTGGATAGTGGTTTCATAATGCAGCCCTGCTTCGATGCGGTACGCCTTGCGCGTCAATGTGATCTGCCCACCGGAAACAACCTGCTGTGGCATAACCGAACCATCAGCCACAACATCAACGGACCGCCCTTCGAGGTGTGAAAATCCAGACCATACAGCCGCACCCGCTTCGCTGGTTCCCGTTACGGCCGCATCGGTATTCAATGATGAATCGAACAGCTCTACATAGCGCACGGTTTGCCCATTCACCTCACGGCGCACTAGTGCATAAATCACGTCGTTACTTTCAGAGGGGATTGTTGCAACAGATTCAAATGCACCTTCGGTTACCTGTCGTGACCACCCCACAACATCCTGTGGCCGGTCAATCGCCATGGTAGCCATGGTGCCGTCATTGCGTACGAGCCAGATAAAAGCGTCCGGTTGTTGCTGGTATGCCATGTCGACCACACCGCTGGCGGTGATGTGCTCAGACAAAACCGTCATGTCGTTGGCGGAGTAAGAGACGAAACTGTCCGGGTCATAGGCCACGGCATACAATTTTCGGTTAGCGCGCTGCATAAACATGATTTCGGTACCGACGCGCACCGGGCGAATATTGTTGCAGCCATAAGGGCTTGGGTTTTTCACCGAGATATTCGTCGGGGTGATTGCTGCATTGTTACCCGCGGTGATGGTGAATTCGCCACCGTACGTCAGCGCGATCAGGGTATTCATCTGCGCCAGGTGAACAATAGGGTTAAGCTGATCGGAGGAAACGGTAAAGCTGATTGCCTTGTCGTCGTCAGTCCCCAGCTCAAACGACAGGTAAACACCGGTTTCGCTAAACCAGATGCTTTGCGGATAGCGAACTGAACCGGCCAGAACGAGACGTTGCTGATACAACGTTACGGCACCCGGGTATCCGAACTCGTCGTTCCACACCGTATCCTCTCGCGTCCACGCGCCTGGTGATGCCGCCTGCGTTGCGGTGAGAATTGTGCGGATAGTGCCCACGGCTTTTTGTGAATCCGTAACACTTTTAATGAGCACCAAGCCGCCATTAATGCGGACGTATGAGCCTACATCCTCCGCATCCCATCCGTCCCCTGTCAGCGTGCCGTCACCCTCCGCCGGTGGTTCCTCATCACTGAGCGTCAGGGTTATTTCACTGCCGACATATTCTTTCACCGATGGCTTGCACCATTTTTGCGGCGTATCGCGCACCTCGTCGAAAGGCTCTACCTCAAACGGGCAAGGTTCCAGAACCCAATCAAGCTGGCCACGCCGCTGTAGGCGATGAGGTTTCACCGATTCATGCACCAAAAACATGGTGTCGGCACCTTGTACGTAATTGACGGCCGGCAGCATATCCGCGTTAAACGGGCTGGCAATTTCGTAGGGTGTATTGTCGTCGTTAACTAACTGCGCGCCGTTCTGGAAGAAACGCAGATAACCATTACCGAACTCAAGAACGTAAGCCTGTGAGCGATTGAACACGTACGGGATCAGCCTGGCTTTCTGGTTGCCGAATTTGGCCGCCGCTGCAAATCGGGAGCCAGGGCGACGCATTACGCCTCCCTGCACCACGCATACAGCATTTTCGATTTCCTTGGCGCCATTAGCGTAACGGGCAATATCAACACGCCCCATTAGGCGGGGGGTTATTTCACCTGCAGTAAAATTGGTTTTAATCAGATTAGCGCGCATGGTTAAAACCTCGACTCATAGGTCGGATAGCCGCCCAATTCTTCCGGTGGGTCTTCCTGCCCATCAATAGCCTTCGCCTGACGAAGCAGATAGGAAGCCTCTTGCGTTAGGCTATCGCGCAGACTGGCGGAGCCCGTCACTGCGTAGGCCAACTTGGCGGCCATAGTTGCCTCTGCCAGATTTACCAAAGCAGCATCCCAGGTCGATTCATCCTCATTGCGAAAGAGATAGCGCAGCATGATCACGTTCTGATTTGCCAGCAGCTTTTTGCCTTCGATGCGGTAAGGAATATCGTCCCAGCTATCGCCAATAGACAGAATGCGGATCAAGTCTCCCGGCAATGGGAACTGGTAACCAAAACCAAAAACGGGTGCGGTGCTGCTTGGCGAGAGGACAACGCGTTTTACCGCGCAATTCCACGGATGCTTACGCAACAGGTCATTACGCACCGTTGGATAAATGTTTGAGCACAGGCGGGCATGATCGGTGTTTTCATCGAAGCTGTTGATCGAGTGCGCACCGAGGGCCAGGAGAGCGTTTGAACAGATAGTGATGCTGGAAGCCATAGCGATACCTCATGAAAAAGGCCGGGGTGTTACCCCCGGCAAGGGGGCGCTGGCGTTAAGCGGTGAAGTCGATCGCAACAACCTTGTTTTCGGCTGCACGACCTGCGCCGTAGGACGCATCGACAGAGATCTGAATGGTGTTGTTCTTATCGCGGCGCGGGCCAATATCAGTGTTGTACTCAGCACCGGTACCGAAATGCACAGCGGTTTTACACCATGCGGCAGCAGTTTTGGTGGTGACGGCTTCGGCGGTTACAGAATCCAACTTCTCGTAAGCCAACCACTTGAAGCCCAGCCAGTTACCGGACACAGCACCTTCCTGCAGCATTTTCACCGCCATAAAGTCGGCGCTGGTCAAAGTGGTGTCACTCAGGATCTGCGTCAGCATGTCGGCGTTGTACGTGATGTACAGTTCCTCGCCGTTCTGCTCGTCACACTCGTTACGGCGGAACATGGCTTTCGCTGCGATCAGCTTGGCCTTGGTCATACCGGTACCACCGGCCACAATTTTCTGTGCCGCTGGCAGAGCAACCGGAGCATACGCGCCAGTATTTGAGGTCTTGCGCAGGACGGCATCCAGTAACGCGCGATAAATCACATCATCCTTTTTGCGATTGGCGGCAGATAAAGTCAGATTCAGGTATGGCCCCTGAGGGTCAGCGATAAGCTTTCGCAGGTCGCGCTTCTCTACAGGAACAAATACAGCGTAATCCGCCATCAGCGCGTTGCGGGTACCTGCTTCCGGCACATCCCAAACAGTGTCACCAAAACGCTCGGTAACCTGTTTCATCTCGATGGTACCCATATCGTTGATGGTGAACGACGCGCCGGTGATCATCCCACGGTCATGAACGGCAGCCTGCAGGCGCGAGTCCTTCTGCTGCGACGCAATTTCGAAAGAATCATGGAACTGCTGCACAAACGCAGCGGTAATCATGTTCTTGTTGGCATCGAAAGCCATAGTGCACACTCCAATATCAATTATCGCCTGGTGAGGTGTCGGTTTCCCGGCTCGGTTCTACGCTGCCCGGTTGGCGCTTACGGTCAGCGGGGAATCAGGTATCCGGCTACCACGCCGGGCTGTTGGAGTGATAATGTGTGAGGTGTGCGGTCGGAATCCCGACCAAATGAAAACGCCAGCGGTTAGGCTGGCGCTTGATGTTGTGTGGTTGTTGTTACTCTTTCTGTCGCAAAAGCTCGCGTAAATGCGCATCATCATGCAAACGTTGTTTCAGCAAATAACCTTCTAACAACCAGATTTTTTGCACGGCATTGGCGCGGGCCACCTTGCGGCCGATCTCCGCGTCGAAGTTCTCAGGGCTGGCACAGGCGCTTTCGCCGGTAACAGTGAAGCCGTTTTTCAACACCAGCACGCAAAAAGTTAATACTTCTAACGCTCTCGGGGAATGCAGGGACGCTACCTGACGGAAACAAACTCCTGCAATACCATCACCTGCTGTGAAATAGTGCTCGCTGTCGATAATGCTCTCGATATGGTCAGGCGTTACACGCGGTGCGGTTTTGCCCTTGGCCTGAATTTCCTGCTCGATTTTCTGGTCTGTCATTGGTCTTTCCTCGAATTAAGCGACGGTCTGGTCGCCGTAGGTTCTTTGATAGAACGCCTTAACCTGAGCGGAAACTCGCTCATGGTCGGCATGTTTCTTATTGGTGTATGCCTCAGACTTCATCAGATCACGAATGGTCTGTTGCTCTTCGAGATTGATTTCTCCATTGCCTACGGGCGTATCCTCGCCCATTTCCGCACCGATTTTCGCCAGCATACGGATCACCATCGGGTTATTGCCGATTTCGTCCATCTTGCCTTTGTCAGCAGGATCGACCAGCGACATGAATGCGCGGTGCGCCAAACCGATGTTTTTTTGGAAATCCGCATCAGTCTTCCACGTTTCACGCAGTGCAGTAGTGGCAGCTTCCGCATCCAGCTCGGCAGCACCACCAACCAGGCCAGATGCACGCTGCATGTATTCACCGAGAATAAAGCCCATCTGATCATTGGTGATGCCTTTGGCGTGAGCCGATTTGAGGAACCCCTGCATTTCAGGATCGGCTTTGAACTCGTCCCACTTGAAGCCATCAACCTCTACCTTTGGTGCATATTCATCAGACGTTTTCGGCGGCGCATCGCCACTCCCGAAGCGCTTTTCGAGGTGCGTGTAAGCATCAGCCAGCTTGCGCGCCGAGTCCTGCAGGTTAAATTTTCCATCCTCGCCGCTGGTGCGGTATTTCTCAGGAATAAAATCACCCTCGGCCGGTTGGTTTTGCGCCCCGGTGTTAAGCAGAGAAGTACCGCCATTGTCGCCAGTGCCTGGAGCATTTGCGTCACCGTTGCCACCCTTGCCACCCTCGCCACCTTCGCCGGCAGCCGCATTCATGAATAAGTGTTTAAGCTTCCACATCGTCGTTTACTCCATCAGCTCTATTGAGTTGCAGCAAAATAAAATCGAGCACGGAACGTTGCCCGGCCCGGTAGCATGTCTCTCGGTCGGCCTCATGACCGCCTTTCACATAAATGGCTTTCCCGAAACGCGCCGTCAGCTCATCCAATATTTCAGGGCCGCCGGGCATTTCAGTGAATAAGGTTTTGTAATCGTGTGGACCGATAATCTTCGTCGTCATTAGCCCCCCGCTAGTTGTTGGCCAATTGCGGTACCAGCTGACTGCCCTGCGGCATCTGCGGCCTGCTGCCCGGCCTGCATCATCATTGCCTGCTGCTGTTGTTGCTGTTGCGCTTTGGCGCGCTGGTCGCGCATGGTGGTTACATCAGAGGAAGAGCGCATAACCTTGGCTGGCACCCCGAGCGCCTCACCCACAACGCGGCTTGCCTCGTCACTGTCCATGTTGTCCACGATGTCGGGATATACCTGAACCAGCTGCATGATGTTCTGGCCATAGCGTTCAATCGCCGTAACGTCCTCCAGTTTCTGTGCACGTGCCAGCGGGGAGATGTAGCGCACGTTGAAGTTGGCCATAGCCATGCTTTCTGGAGGCTCAGGGAACACACCAGCACGCAGTGCAATACCGAAACAGCGCTCAACCAATGGCTGTAAGTATTCGGCCTGGAAGCGGCCGTAAACGGGCCCAAGCAGTTGGCGGATTAGGGCAACACGGACATGTACCTCAGTCGCTGTCATCGCTGGGCCATCTTGCGGCTGCAGCTGGTCGGCCATCATGATTTTGCGGATGGATGCCTGCAGACGTTCTTCTGCAGTGAATGCGACGTTGAAGTCTGCGCCGGTGAGCAGCGGCTTCATGCTGTCTACGCTGTTCGCCACAATAATGCGGCGTGGGCCTACTTTGACGGTTCGCGGGTTAAGTACGCCATCATCCTCAGCAATCCACATGCCAGAGATAGCCAGGTCTTGCGCGGATTTCTCCATGCGCTTAGTTTCGTTCAGCTCCTTGCAGTCTGGCAGTGCGTCATACACTGGACCAATGCCATACGGGCCACCGGGGATTTTCATCCAGCGCGGTACGCATACCGGGAATTCGTGATAGCCAGATTCGCGCACCACTTTCTTTCCCGACACCTCGACATTGAACGACGCAAAGCGCAGGTTTTTAGCCAGGCGCGCGCTCGCAATGTAATTGGTGCGTGGTGAGATGCAGTGCAGAAAATCAAATTTGTCGTCTGGTTTATCCTTGGCTGCTTGGCGGATCTTCTCACTGACGGCATCGGGGCCAAACTCAGCGATCGCTTGTTCGGCAGTGAGTTGATAGCAGCGATAAATAGTATCGACAATGCCGTCCTTACGCGTCGATGTGACGTAGCACTGCGCCAGTGGCCATTGCTGAAATGTATATCCGCCCTCTTCCCGATCCTCATCGATGTACAACACAAACCAGCCAGCGCACACCACATCGAGATTGGCCTCGTAGCCTTCGGCGTCGAAGTTTGCCGCGTGGATGTTCTCCCATACCAATGTGGCGCAAGTAGATAGCCATGCCTTGGCATCGTCTGGCAGGGATTCGCTGTTGAGGTTTAGCCACTGGGCGTTAGCAGGCGTCATACCAGACATAAGCGCAGACGCCAGCATGCGGGCACTATCAGTGGCGGTACCATCCAACAACTTGGCCACTCTGGATTTAGCGCTTTGCGCGTCCAGCACCTCAGAGGAGAAGCCAGCGCCGCGCAGCGGGTACGTGAAGTCGTAGCATTCCCGCCATACAGTTTCATGCTGCTGGCGGGCGGCTTTGAGTGTATTCACGCGCTTAATCAGCCTTGCGGCGGTTTCGTCCATCAATTACGCCCCTAACGTTGGTTTGCCACTTGCACCGCTGGCCAGCAAAGAGCTACCGGAATCAGAAGCCCCCTGCGCACCAGTGGCAAGCAGTGAAGAGCCTTGCTTGCGTTTTTTACGAGCCGCTGCGTCTGCGTTCGATGCTTTTGCAGCAGCGTCTGCTGCTGCATCGGCTTCTGCCTGCGGGTCGGTTTGGTTAACGCTGGGCGTTTTGTCCTTGGTGAATAATCCTGCCGGGTCCAGGACTTTTCCCGGGTCGATACCTCCACACATGACGGACTCCTTAGCCTGGTACGTGCCAGCCGTGTTCAGTTAAAACGGGTTTACCCGGTGCGGGCTGCTTATTGCCCTCTTCATTCGTCACCATCGGGCCGGTGCTGCCAGCGGTCACGTCGGTGGCTTTCTTCACCAGGGCGATAAATTCGAGGCTGTTGGTCAGCGGGTGATCGTGCTCATCGGTATAGTTCAGCGCCTCAAACATGCTGATTACAGCGAAACCCTGAACGTTTAGCCCGGACAACGCCGCGTTGCGGGCAGCCAAATCAACAGGCGGTGCAGCTTCCTGCCCTGCTGTGCTGTCGTTGCCCTCCGTGACGTTCAGCACTGTTGCGCCAGCGGTGGCGGCATTCAGTTGCTCCGGCGTGTTTGCGGGTTGTTGGTCGATGTTTCCTGCAACAGAATTCAGCAGAAGAGCGTCGGTGGCGTTCTCGTTACCGTCGTTCTGTGGCGCAGCTTCCTGCCCTGGCACTTCGATAGCTTTGCGTGGTCGAGCCATTGCGATTACTCCGTGGGTTAGTGAGCGGTCATTGTCTGCCCGGCTTGCGGTCGGATTCCCGACCAATTACAGGGCGTTTGAATGTCCACCACTGGCGGTAAAGCACTGTCGGTAAGCTGCCACGTTCTGAGCCGGTCGCTTGACACCAGAGAGCGATAAGCGCTTCACCGTCGCCGTGACGTGGTTCTGAGCCAGATTTCCAGCCAAGTACGGCAGATTTCGACACGCCCAATTCCTCGGCGATGCTTTGTGTGGCCATACGGGTGCGGTTGATGTCGGTAATGACGCGAAACCAGTCGGTTCGGAATGTGGCGACGAGTGGCATGGTCAGCCCCCTAAACGCGCGCGTGCGCGAGCATAGAGAGGAGTGAACACGCCGCCCGCCATTGTGAGAAGATGAGCTAGACAGGATATTGTTCTTTCCCGCCCCGTGAGGCACTGTGACTTTTCGCTATTTCCTGCTGCTCTTAGGGATAGAATTAAATTCTGATTTCTCATAGTTTCCCCTCCCTTCTCAGTAATTCCTGAGTGCGGAAAACTCCCTCTGTGTGGTAAAGGCGTGCTGTCTGCTCGTCTACATGGCGTGTGCGACGGTCTATTTCATCGTGGCAGCTACTGCAGGCGTGGGCGGCTTGTGCATCGTGTGGCTTGATACCGGTACCGCATGTACCTGCCATTCTGTAATGAGCCAGTACCGTGGTTTCAGGATTGAAATTGCAGATGCCTGGCATGCGTACCTGACAATCTCGGCCTTTGGCCTCTTTGCGTAGGTTTGTCATGCGGCGTAGTCCAGCAATTGGGATGCGGCGTTTTCAGCGGCCTGTTGGTCTGGGAAGGAGCGGAACAGGATGTAATTCCACAGCACATCGATGGCGGCTTTGTAGAGTTGGGCGAATTCGATATCGTCCATCTTGGCGAACGATATGCTGCGGGGCTCTTTGCGTACGCTGCCATCAGGCATCTGGAATTCGGTGTAATGGCCAGATTGGATCGTTACCCAGGCACGGAATGCCTCGAACGATTTTGTGATGGTGATGTTTCCTGCGCGCTTGGCGGCAGCATCCTGCAAATATTCATTGGCGGCGGCCTGCAGTGCTTCCTCACTCCTGGCGTAATAAGCCAGGAATTGCACGTAGCCGTTTATCAGCTCTTTGTCGGCTGGAGATATTGCCCCGCCGGTTGGTTCCCAATACTGGAAACCGAGATTCAGCAAGGAAAAATATTTGCGGTGAAATGCCGGGTTGCGGGCCTGGCTAAAATCAGCGTACAGGACAGCGCCAAACTTCACTTTGGTTTGCAGGAACTCGCGGGCGTCCGGGGTTGCCGGTACCAACAAACCACCTGCTGATTTTACAAACGAATACTGCGCCATTGGGTGTTCTCCGGTGGCGCAGCAGTTGCTCAGAATTTGAATGGGTTGGGTGTTCAGTCCAACCCATTAATTATAGCGCGTTTCCATCGGGTCTTACAATCGAATAACCGGCGGATTTTGCTAAATCTATCAACGCGTTAAATGATGCTATGTGCTCGTTTTCCTTAACGATGCGGGTTCCGGTTATGACGCCGTTATCGCAGGTAAATACCACTCGTCCGGTGTTGGGCAAACTTTTAACTAAATCTTTAATATCAATCAATTAACTATCTCTTTATTGTGTACTGCGAGTTTATTAAATCAAAACACTGTACAAATAAACAGTAGTTCATTTTGTGCCACGCTTCAAACAAAAAAACGCCCCGTTTATTTCGAGGCGCTTGCTCTCTTATGCAGCCATCTTCCATACGCAGAATTGCGGCATATTCGCCCTTACCAAGGCCTCAGCAAACGGCGGCGGTACCGAGTTACCACAACGCGCCACCTGTTCAGACTTCGGCCACCGAGTGCCGTCGATATCCTTGTCGATGATGTAGCTGCGCGGGAAACCGTTGGCGTTGTAAAGCTCTCTCGGCTCCAGCATGCGCATGCAGATATCGACCACCATGTACTCGCCGACCTGTATAAACTGCGAGCGTGGCGCCGGGAACAGATTGCTATCGTCCGGCTCATCGCTGAATACGTCCATGAGTCGCGCACAGCACCAGGCGTTATAACGCTGATCATCTGTGATTAACGTCGGTTCACACATCACCTCGGTTAACCCAAAGCGGTCATGCGTCGGAACCGTGTGCATTGGCGCGTCAACGTCGATCCCATCCTTCTCGTTACCGTAGTACTTCTGCAGATAAGCTGTCACATGGCCGATGTGATTTCCTCCGGCGGTGAGCGTTGGCGCGGGTGTATCCGTTGCCTTTCCATCTTTACAAGTGCCGCGCAGCTGGACCAGGTGCGATGTGCAAAGCGAGTGGTGATCCACCTGGGTGATTGTGTGGGCTGGTTCGTCCACCCCCAGACCTGCTCCTGTATAGTTTCCACCGTAGTGCTTAATCAAGTTGGCGGCGACAACTGCATGTTGTACACCTGTGGCCGGGCGTCCGGTCGATGCGCCAGTTGTTAGTGTGTTGAACGGGCGTAGCACCCCCTGCCCCTTACTGCCCTGCCGGAACCGAATCAAATGCACTGCAGCCAAGGCGGTATGCGATTCTGTTGGGATAGTTGCCATCGGCGATGTAATGCTGCGCGGCTTACCGGAATACGTTGGGCCACCAGCGCCCACCAACACGGCACTAGCCAGTTGAGTTTTGCCACCACCGCCAGGCATGATTGTACCTACTGGCGCATCAGCTCTGTTTCCGGTGCTATTCCCAAACTGACGCACCACCACCGGCGCAGCCACGGCGAAACCGTGTGTTTGCGTGACCGTCTGCAATGGCAACCTGCCAGATTGGCCCCGGAAACAGTCGTATTTGGTGCGGTTGGATGTATGATTGCACTTCACCGCGAACGGCTCGATCAGCAGGTGCTCAGCCTTGCTGGTGACAGTCGTCAATGGTGTACCAACGGCATACTGCCGACCATCACCACCGAACCCCGTTTGCCCTATCTGCACGATGTATGGATCCGGACAGTCGATGACATAACGCTTCAACCCTTTCACAATACGGCGCAGCGTATTATCGGCCAGTGGTTTCTTGCGGCCCATAATGCTGCGGGTCGGGATTGACCAGTCGATGCACTCAGCGGCAGTGCGCCATGGCTGCAGCTGGCCCGCCAGCACATCGGCACTGTCCGGTGCACCATGGGATGGGTCAGGCCAGACAACAGCCTCACCATCACATCGGCTGACGACAAATAGGCGTTTGCGAATGGTTGGGGCACCATAGTCACAGGCTCTCAGTTCTTTGTGATCCACGTTGTAACCCAGACCAGTCACCAGACGGCGGGCGTCGTCACTGTCGATATCGATTTTCAAAAATTCGCACACCTCAGCCAGTGCCGGGCAGTCCGGTGCAACACCATTGCTCAGCATACCGATGAAGGCGCGAAAAGTAGCGCCAGTGTATGCCGGGTCAGGATAGAGATTGCCTTGCTTATCCGCTTTCAGTGGCCCCCATGAGCGAAACTCTTCGACGTTTTCCAACATCAGATAACGCGGCCGCACCGCCAGCGCCCAACGCAATACCACCCAGGCCAGGCCCCTGATCTCTTTTTTGACCGGCGTCCCGCCCTTCGCTTTTGAGAAATGGCGGCAGTCAGGCGAGAACCAACCAAGCAGCACCGGTAACCCGCCGGTGGAGATTTTCGGATCAACGCTGAAAATGTCTTCCGGGTAGTGCAGTGTTCGCGGGTGGTTAACGGCATGCATGGCCATCGCTACCGGGTTGTGATTCATCGCGATATGCGGCTCAAACCCCAGAGCCTGCTTGATGCCCTCGCAACTGCCACCACCACCAGCGAACCCGACAACCACTAGGCCGTTTTCCACTGCGTCGGGGCGAAAATCAACGATCTGTTTCTGGCGGGCCCAGGCGTGCGCCGTTTTCTGAATTTCCTGCGGACTGACACGGTTGAGGAACATCTGATTGATCTGCTGCATGACTTCCTGCTGCTCGTCGCCGCTCAGCGCGTGAACCGGCAGCACCGACGATGCGCACTGCTGTACTTCCGTTGGCCAAATGCTCATACCAGCACCACCACTGCAATAACCGCTGCAACTGCCACCCAGAAAATCGCACATGCCCAGAACAGCGCCGCCCATGGATTGCGTACTACCCAGCCATTAAATTTTTTCATTGCCCCTTCCCCTCTCTGCGTTCGCGCCAGTAGTTCAAGCGCGCCCTGAAATGCTCCCGGTACTGCTCCGGCGCCGCGTTAATCGCATCGGTTACCGCTGTGCGGGTGATCTTCCGCGCATACAGATTCTTGATAAGGCCGCTGGCGCGCAGGTCGAGGTTTTCCAGATCTCGACATTCCTGCGGCCAAAGCCCACGATTGTGCGGTAAGCCGGGCGGGAGATAATCCGATTGCCCGGCCATCGTTTACGCCCTCGATTCGGCAGCCAAACGGCGCATGACGTCTTTTTCTGAAGGAATTGGTACAGTGAGTACCCTTTGCTGTATCTCACGGCGTACGGCCGTTAGAGGCTTAAGGATGTGCACTACCCGATCGAGGGGCATGCGGAGCATCAGCGCGATACTTTCAGGAGAGCGCCCCAGGCGCTGCAGCTCATAAATACCGGTCATCACCCGGCGGCCATAGCTGATACGGTCACCGATTTTGACGATCGGGCCCATTTCGCAGACGGGCTTCGCAACACGTTGAGGTTTAGGTGGAGGGCAGAACGGAGCGCGACAACGTGCGCGAGCCGCCTGGTTGATTCTGTCCATGATGGCCGGGCCGTAGTCGCAGCCGTCATCCATCACAAAACGCTTATCGCGGATCATTTCGTTGATACTGGTCATTGGTCTTTCCTCGTTTGTTTGTTCAAGCGCTGGTCAGGCGCGAGTTAGAACGCTTCTATCGTCTTGTCTTTTTTGGCATATCGCCGTTCTTTTTCGTGCCCGGTTTGCGCCCGGCGTGCGGCCTCCTCGTCTGTAACATCTTTGATATAACCATCTTCCATTAGGGCGTAGGCGGTACCGCTGGCCCCTTCTCGGTTCAATCGCAATATCACTTCCATCAGTTGCGGATCTGAGTTTTTGTTGTAGACGGCATCGCGATACAGGCCGATCCACACGTCGCAATCCTGCTCAATCTGCCCAGTGTCCTTGCTGTCACTCGGTACTGGTCGCTTGTCGGCGCGTTCCTCCAGCTTTCGGTTAAGCTGGGTCAGCAGCAACACCGGGCAATCAAGTTCTTTGGCCAGGTTTTTTAGACCGGTTGTGATATCACCATAAGCAATGTCCCGGCGTTCGGCGGCTTCGGCTTTCATCAGGGTCAGGTAGTCGATCGCTACGAGGCCCACTGTGCCGCGCTGGCGTTTAACCTTTCGGCACTCCGCAACGATATGCGCCAACGTGACGCCTGGCGTACTGTCGATCATCAGGTTCGACTCGGCCAACTCGGTGGCCTTGGCCATAGCGCGCGCCATTTCACTATCGTCATGGGCGCCAACGTAGAAAATTTCCGACTTCACGCGCGCTTCCTGCGCAACCATTCGCTCAATGATGCCCCTGTCTGTCATTTCCAGGCTGAAAACGAGCGTCGGCAGTCGGTGATTCAACGCGAAGTGCGCACTGATTTTGTTATACAGCGCGGTCTTACCCATCTTCGGACGGGCGCCGACAACCACCAGAGCACCACGCAGCGTTTGTTTCGGATACATCAGGCGATCGAGGCTTTCGATGCCAAGAGTCAAGCCAGCAGCACTATCAGGGTCGTCAAAGCGTCGACCGATATCGTCCACCCACTCACCGATCACATCACCTGCGGGGCGCAGACCTCCGCGTTTTCCTGTCTTCGCATGGTCAGCTGCGGCAGTGATCATCTGTTGGACGTTGGCCAGCTTGTTCGCGGCATCCATACCGTTGTTTGCGCCCACCAGTTCTACGCATGCGTACAGCTTTTCCAGCGCGTACCGAAGAATCGCCTTTTCACGAACGGCGTGGGCGTAACTTGTCATGGCGTGCACGCTGGATTTACGGCCAGTCTCGGCCAGATAGGCAAATCCCCCCACAAGCTCCAGTAGCCCCTTGCTTTCGAGCGCATCGCTCAGGCTGATCAGGTCGGTCGGCTTGCTGGCGTTCGTCAGCGCTCTTAATTCTTTGAAAATCTCTCTATGCGCGGCCAGGTAGAACGATTCTGGTTTTACCAACCCGAATACCGCCGCGGCCCTGTCCTCTTCGGTGTTGTGCATCAGGCTGCCGATAATGGCCTGTTCCAGGTCAATGCTGTACGGTGCCTGCGGAAGATTATCGATCATCGGCACGCCCCTCTTTCACGGCGACATAGCAACGCTCGGTAATCAAGTAATCCAGGTTCTTTCGCTTCCAGAATCCCCCCCTGCCGTTCGGGCGGTCTTCCAGCATCCAGCGGCAGTTTTCGGCGATGAACTGCAGGTAAGCCAACCAGCGGTTTTCGTCGAACTTAAATTTTTTCCAGAAGGTGCGCATTGCGCGCTTGCGGGTATCAGTCAGGATCCGAACCTCTGCCATTTCTGGCAAGGTAGCGTGATAGACCTCGAGGAGTTTGTCGTAATCCATTCGATCTGTCTTGGCCTGCTCAGGGTGATCAGCGCCAGCTGATGCACCATCAGTAATCTCTGTAGTATTCTCTGTAGTATTCTCTTGTAACATTTGGTCATTTTGACCAGTTGAGATCTGGTCATTCTGACCAGTTGCCATTTGGTCATTTTGACCAGATGCATTTGCACAAGTCAGCCCTTCCAATTGGTCATAATTTATCGCGTACCACTTTGTACGTGTGTACGGATCATTCAGTAATTCACGGTGTAATTTCGCCGAGGAAATCAGTCCTGCTGCCTCTAAATTAGCCAAAGTGCGTTTGATTGTACTGTCAGACCAAAAGATAAGTTCCTCAACCCACTCAGTGGCCGTTCTGTAGAACCAAGTACGCCCGCCGTGGCGATGCTCTGAACGGCTTAACCAGTAATGGATTTGTTGGAGCAAAATAGCTTCATTCAGCCCAATCTTGGCGGCGAGCGACGGCATAACCAGCAGCGGAGGCTCGTTTATCAGAAGCTTGGAAATGTTCATCGTCAGATCCCCAGCCCATCTGCAAGCTGGCGGCACGCGTCCTGGTACTGCTCCGGCGATAAGTTTTCATCACGCAGCGCAGCCTTGCCCTGCTCGTATTGTTCCCAGATTGCTTGTGCGGCAGCCTGGCGATCTTCGAAAATCGGTCTGATATCTGCGGCGTCAGCAGGCATGCCATTCAGGCGCCAGCCGTTCCGATATGTGATGTGATTGGTTTGCATATTGGTCTTTCCTCGATACAGCATTTTTTACGCGGCGCTGGTCAGGCGCTGAGTTTCCTGCAGGGCGCTTAATGCGCCGGCTATTCGCTGTGGTGTGTCACAGGCGCCAAGCAAAATTGCGATAATTGCTGCGGCAAATTCCCGAATGGCTACTGACAGTAAATACTGTGGCGTTGGGCCATCCAATCGTGCGCGCCGTTCTGCTGGCATCGCCGCAATCATTGCATCGGCCAGTTCCTGCACCTTTGCCCGGGCAGCTTTTGAATCGCTGCGCATATGGCGAAAAATCGCCTGCCGGTTGGTGTTAATTGCACGCCAATCAGCGGTACCGGCAGAATCTTCAATTGGGTAAAGCCGCACGCGGCCGCCGTCAGCTCCGATCTGGAACCACGCGCGGCTGATCTCGATGGCCACATGTTCCTGACCACTCTCAGCCGCCCAGGCCGTAATTTCATTTTTCAGTTTTTCGATGTGTTCCACTTCGCGTCTCCTGTCGCTTCGAAAACCGATTTCACTTAATCAGATTTCGGTGGGGTTGGTTGTTAAGCTGCACCCTTGTTGAGCCCGTCGCGATTTTGATAAAGCGCAGGATCATACTTAAGAGCACCGTTGGTAATACGTTCAAGGCGAGCGGCGCGGCCTTCAGGAACTAGCTCACCCCATGCGTAAACAGTTGGTTTTTTTACACCGGCGGCAGCTGCCAAGCCTGCTTTCGTTTTGAAAAATGCGATTGCATCTACGGTATACATGCGAGCACCTCTTGTTAGATTTGTCTAACAAATTAGATGTTCAAGATAACGAAGTCAAGAAAATTTAGAATTATCTAACTATGACATTACCCGGTGAGCGCATCCGAGCGCGAAGAAAAGAATTAAAGCTAACTCAGCGCGCTCTGGCAAAGATCGTGCAGGTTGCCCATGTCACCATTTCACAATGGGAAACAGGTGACAGTGAACCAGGTGGGAAAAACCTATTCGCACTAAGTAAGGCGCTGCAGTGCTCCCCTACTTGGATCCTGTATGGTGATGAAAACCAGCAGCCAGGAGATCCAGAGGAACTACCTCGCCAGCTCGACGAGCGCGAAAATGAGTTATTGGATTTGTTCAAGGCACTGCCTGAATCCGAAAAGGAATCTCATCTTGCATCCCTTCGTGACAAGGTAAATGGCTTCAATCGCTTATTTGAAGAATTGCTGAAAGCACGTAAACCGCAGTAAAAACTAACCCAGCATTATCAGTGTGTTGGGTTTTTTATCATCCTTTTTGTTCGTTTTATCTAATTTTATGTTGACCAAAAAGTTAGAATTATCTAAATTACTTCCATCAACAGCGCACTAACCCTGCAGCAGTTGTTCAGAATGTTCCGCCAGCCGGGCGATACGCGGCAAAGAATTGAATGACCATTGCTGTGTGAGATTTGGCCCCGTGCCTCGGGGCAATTTTTTACAGAGCAAATTGAGGAAAGACCAATCGGGCCTGACCAGCCCTGACAGCCGGGAAAGACCGGCACCAAATTTTAGACGTAAAAAAACCCGCCGAAGCGGGTTCTTCTACCCCGGCGCCGACCAAAGCAACCGGGAGTGATACAGGGGACCAACCCTGTATCGAGGAAAGACCAACAACCCAATGAGCTGTCGATCAGCTCCGATTATATCAGGAGTCGCTATGAAAGCACTACAGATACCCGTCACGCTGTTTATCCATGCAAACACCTTCCCAAACGGTGAAGGCATCACGGTCACTACCGCTGATATGTCCTCTTTCCGTGGGTACGTGTTGCTGGAAACTCGCCAAATCCATATCGATGTTAACCAGCCAGAACCGATCGACATCATCGGCAAACAGGTTGAAGCGCTGCAGTTGGAAAAAGTCCGACTGACTGACGCGGCCTATAAGCGTATCGCCGAGATCGATGATCAGGTACAGCAGTTGCTATGCATTGAGCACTGCCCTATCGACGCCCACGAAATCCCATTCTGAGGGCGCGGTCATGGATATCGAAACTCACAACCTGAGCGCTGAGCTGGCGCTGTGGCAACGCCATGACGCAGCCGAACAGCGTGACCAGTTCGAAGCTGCTGCGACACACGGTTATTCCGACGAGGCGATCGAGGTGTTCACCCATATCGACGGCACTGCCGCCGACACCCGCGACCGCCTGCTGATGGCCGTAATGATGGCGACGCCTGACACTCTGCGCCTTCGCCAGAATGAGCTGTACAGCTGGTATTGCGACAACGTGAAGGCCGTAGCACGCGAGAAGTTTTAACCCACCCCGGCGCCTGACCAGCGCCGATTTTTACAGAGGAAAGACCAATAATGCCTATTTATATTTCACTTTTTGAGCCAAAGAAAAAGGCGATGGCTAACGGCGCCGTGGCGCTGGTGATCGCGCTGGAAGCTCCAAGCAAACGAGCAGCCGAAAGCATCGCGTTAGGGAAGCTGTTCGAAGCCTACCCCGAGGGTGGTGACAACTTCTTCAACCCGAAGACCGTTGAAGATCAGCCGGGCCAACCTCGCCCTGCCGTTGGTCAATTCGATGAGAGATTCGCCGCAGAAAACATTTTCGACGGCAGCGTTTGGGTACCGAAAGAACCAGAGCCAGAATTCCCAGCCGGGCCCGTAGATTTAATGTCGCAACCTGCCAACGTCAGGATTACCGCAGTGGTGATGTATGGCGACGCTGAGATCGATAACAGCCAGCTGTCGATGGCGGTCGATTTCATTAACGACGATGAAACACCAGACGATACCGGCATGCGTGCTGTGATCGATGGGCTTGTTTCCGTGACCGCTGTCGGTGCTATGTCCCCTGAGGCCGTTAGTCGTTTGATCTCAGCCCTCTTCCAGTGCGCTGGCGATGCAATGCCATCTGAGGCGGACACAACTGCTTTTGCTCAGGCATGGGTAGATAAGCCTAGCGATCGGGAAACCCTGACTCTGGCCAGCACCAGCACCAGCACCAGCACCAGCACCGAAAATACTGGGGGCGTGCCGGATTACAACACCCTCAGCATGCATACAGCTTTATCGATCATGGGCGTTAACCCTGCCGCAGCCAAGGCGACAGACGTGAAGAACGCAAAAGAGATCATCGCGTCACGTGATTCAGTCTGGCGTGCCTGGGATAAATCTCTACGGGTGATCATCGGCATTTTGAATGTTGAAACTGATACCCGACACGCGATCGTTTCCGAGGGACTGAAAAATCTCAAATTGGTAAATAACGACGAAGAGCGCCTGCACTTTGTGAAAACGCGTCTTGCTGGCCATCCGGCATGCGCTGAGTTGGCGAGCTATGGCCAGCAGGCCGAGAAACCTGTCGAAGTGGGAAACCTCGGCGGCGGCCACTTCTCGATTGACGGCTTGACCGGCGCTGATGCACGTCAGGAAAACCAAGCGCCAGCAACGGCTAACGCCTCAAATCAAGGTGAAAAACAGGAAGTAGCTCAGCAGCAAGTTACCGATGCGGCGGCGCATGAAGCCAAGCAAGAGCTGGATCAGATGGGTTACGGCGTTTATGCCAATGCGCCAGCAGAAAAATCTCCAGAGTTGCAGCGCGCAGAAGATAACGCAGACCGCGCCGAGGCATTGGCGAAACAACTGAAAGCCGACGATTTCCAACAGCGTGCCGCACAGGTTGAGCAGACAATCGCCGAACAGCCCGCAGAGGATCGGGACAATCTTGGGATTTGGAATCGTGTTTATAAAACCGATGCCAAGTTTACCAAGGCTTTCAGCAATAACGGCGGCGGTACCTCGATCAACGGTACCTACATGGTGATGCAGGCCACAAAAGTATTCGGCCCACAGGGCACCGGCTGGGGCGTGGAAATTATCGAAGAACGCTTCGACGACGGTGCACCGATCATGCGACCAGTGAAGCAGCAGGACGGGAGCTTTATTCAAGAGATCATTCCGAACGGTGCTGGAGGCTATTTGTGCGAAGTAAACCATACCGTAAAAATCCGCCTTTGGTATAAGCACAACGGAAAGACCGGCGAGGTGATCGCTTATGGCTGCACGCCATACGTCTACAAGAGCAAAAACGGGCCACTCAGCGACGGCGAAGCCCCGAAAAAATCCCTTACCGACGCAACCAAAAAAGCCCTATCACAACTCGGCTTCTCCGCCGATGTGTTCCTCGGCCTCTATGACGATCTGACCTACCGCCAAGAGAACGAAGCGGAATTCGCGCTCAAAAATGCCAGCGAGAAAGCCGAGGGCGTAACGCGTATGCGCGAAGAGCTGGACGACCATCTTGCGAAAGTCGCTGAGACCCTCAAGGGCGCGGTTACAGCGAATGAAGCGATCAAGGTTCACGGTTCTGTCGCTCGTGAGATTGAAGCCCATCGTAAGGCTGCCGATGGCAAAGGAGATAAAGAGTTTGCCCAGTACCTGGCTGGCCGTCTGCGCCGCCTGACCTCACTGAAAGATGAACGCATTGCCACCCTGTCCGAGGAGAAAGCATCATGAGCACAACCGCCATTGCATTAGCAGCTGATTACGCCAAGTTTCAGGAACTGATCGAAACCTCCGACGACCTGACGCCGGAAATGATCGCCGACACGCTGGAAGGTATTGAGGGTGCGTTGGGCGACAAATTGGACGGCGCATTTACTTATGTCCGCAATCTGGAAGGGTTAGCAAAAACTGTTGATGAAGAAATTAAACGCCTGACTGACCGCAAAAAGTCTTTTGAAAACCGCAGCAAGTCGATCCACAAATACGTGCTGAGCTGCCTACTGGCCAGCGGCCAGGACTCGCTAAAAACTACCACCAATACTTTCACGGCACGCAAGGGGGTCGCCAGCGTAGTGATCGACAATATCGAGTTGCTGCCGGATGAGCTGGTAACCACTCAAGTTCTTACGGCACCAGATAAGAAAGCTATCAAAGAGGCAATCGAAAACGGTGTTGAAATCGCTGGCGCGCACATCGAGATCGGCGAACGTTCGCTGCAGGTACGGTAATCACCCGGCCCCGGCAACGGGGCTAATACTGAGGATTCACCATGCTGAGAATGTACCTGGCTAAAGGCGACGCCATTCACGTGACTTTCCCCGACGGAACTACGGGGATCATTGAGGCCGAAAGCCGTGGCGAGTTGGCTTTTCACTTTCCACAGACTGTACGGCTAACGCGCGAAAAAGAAGCGTTTAAAAAATCAATTCCGCCTAATCAGAAATAGCACCACGCCATCGTTAGCATTGCTGGAAACCACACAACGGAGAACAGCAATGCAACGATGGCAACCAGGCGCCCGCCTACTCTCTGATTTCGATATCAAGATAGGTCGGCTGTCAGCTAGCGTCAGGAAAAGGACGCTCAGCGATGACGATATAACCCGAGCTTGTCGTGTGACCGACGACGCTATAGCTCATCTGACAAAACCGAGGAAAGACCATGCCCAACAAACTGACCCTGGGGGAGTGGAATAGCAGGCTGCCGCGCCCACGCAGCCATGAAACCGTACGCCGCTGGATACGGGCCGGGAAGATTTTCCCCGCGCCGGTACTCGATGGCCGCGAATACCTATTTGATGAACGGGCGGAGCGTATTGATACGAAATGCAGCCCGAGCAGCGAACTACTCCAGAGAATCAATAATGGCACGCACCAGAAACCGCGCAAGGCGAGATCTCCCGCCAAACCTCTACGTCCGTAATGGCGGATATTATTGCTATCGCGACCCAAGGACGGGGAAAGAATACGGCCTCGGCCGCGATAAGCGCCTGGCGGTTACCGAAGCGATCGCAGCCAACATGGCGTTTTTCGGAAGTGAGGAAATCAAGCCACTGGCTCAACGGTTGCGGGATGAAAATCATGTAACATTCCATACCTGGCTCGATCGGTATGTCGAGATAGTTCAGCGCCGCGAACTCAAAGAAAAGACTATGGCCAACCACCGCAGCAGGATGAAGGCATTCCGCGAGTATTTTCAGGATAAGCCTGTATGCGATTTCACGACCAAAGATATTGCCGATTTTTTGAATGAGTACGTTCGCCAGGGGATGGCGGCCAGTGCCAAATTAATGCGAGGAACGTTGCTGGATGTTTTCAGGGAGGCAGTTGCTGATGGAGTTATTCAGCATAATCCTGTCGAGGCGTCGAGAAACCCAAAGGTTGAGGTGAAGAGATCCCGTCTGCTACTGGATGAATACCTAACGATAAGGGATGCCGCAGTAAAATTCCCTGGTTGGTTCCGGGTTGCGATGGATATCGCTTTGGTGACCGGTCAACGTATTAGCGATATCTGCAATATGAAATGGGCTGACCTGGTTGATTTTAGACTGCGCATTGAGCAGGAAAAGACCGGCGCAAAAATAACGATCCCGGTTGAGTTGTCGATCGCTGGTGTTTCGCTGGAAAGACTGATCGAAGAATGCTGGCAATTGTCCGCCGGGCGTGAGTTTATTCTTGTGAGCCGAAAAGGTGAGAAAATTGCACAGCGCACAATGACAGACTACTTCACGAAATCGCGCCGACTTACGTCCCTTTCGTGGGACTCCGACAAAGAGCCGCCATCATTCCATGAGATCCGTAGCCTATCGGCCCGCCTTCATACTGATGCACGCGGCGGTGAGTTTGCGCAGCACCTTCTCGGCCATAAATCGGCGGAAATGACAGCCCGTTATCAGGACTCGCGCGGTAGTGAATGGGATGATATTCAGATATGA